GATGGTTCAGGTTAACGACAACACACTGCGCTTGCCCCGGGTTTCGGTTCGGGCATCCTTTGAATAGTGTGACCCGTTCTCTGGGGGATATCAAGCCACCTGCAAGCTGAAGTTCCCGCACCACCCGATCAACCCCGTCACGCGTGCGACTGAGCCACTTCCTGAACGCGGTGTAGTTTATGTATATCAAGCTGCCCGGTAGCACCATCGTATTGGCATCGTACACCACCTTAATTCGTGCAACCGCGCGCTCTGGTGTCGGCAATCGTGGCTGCTCCTTACCTGAGCCATACACCTCAGTGACCTCGATGAGTTGGTCGTTATGCTCCTGCAGGAACTGGCCAATGATATCGAAGGCATCTTGCTTAGAGTCGGCGGCTTCCTTGCGGAAACTAACAACCTGCTGCATCAGATACGACGCAGTGGCGTCTATGTCAAACGGGAATAGCCCGAGCCCGCTGCCCAGCTTCCCCATGATCCACCCTGCGATTATCGCCGTGCGGTAGAACCTTTCCTGCGGCTCGAACATAAAGTTAAACTTGCGAACAAACGCGGCCTCGCCATGTTCCCACACCAACTTCGCACCGCCATTATCCACCACTGCTTGCGCCAGCTCTGGAAAAGCCCAGCCGTTGTTCTCTGCCATGATGTCAAAGAACCGGTAACCTTGGCTGGAGCCGGTGGCGTCGGTCTGAATGAAGGTTCTGTCGTGGTGCCCAAGCTCCATGGTTCTAGCTTTAAGCGGGTCGCTGTTGGACTGTGCGGCGTCAAACTTCTGGTGCAGTGATATGTTGGTTGTAATAAGTGTCGGGCCGTCCCACGTAACTGGCTCACGTATGTCACGGTCTCTGGTCATTGCCAGCTTCTCACGCCCCTGACTGAAGTCGTATGCCAGATTCACGATGTCTTGGTCACTCGCAGCAGTCAGCTCGTCGATCGTGCAGGGTAGATTGTTAAGCACGCCGCGCATCTTAAACAACGCGTTGGGGGTGTCGTTCTTATTCATGAATAGCTTTTTCGGGGAACCAATCAAACTGTTAGCTGCTATCAGCGCCAGCGTCTTGCCGGTGGTCGTCTCTGTGGAGTATATCGATAGCACCATCGACGCATTACCCGCGGCCTGACCCAGAATCCCTGCAGTGGCGATGAGCACCGCGGAGCGTATTGTCTGCGTGCCCGGACTGTTGAGCATCTTCATACCATCGATCCAAGCATCCCGTGACCCATGGGGTTTAATAAGTTCGGCAAACCTTGCCGCCGGCCCCCGCAGGCGCATATCAGTGTTACCCGTTGGTGCGTTAATCAACTGCTGCCCACAAAGGAATGACCCGTCTGGCTGCCATCCGAACGCAATAAAATCAACGCCCGATGGTGACATGCTTTGTACGTGCGATAAGTAATCCATTATGTATCCCCTGACTCTATCTTGCATCCCGGGCGTTTTAATAAACACTTGCCTATTAGCAAGCATCGTGGCGAAATCCTTACCCGGCCCTGCGATCTCTGCCACTTCGTGATCTTGTTCTACCCACCCTGTGTGTGGGAATTTAATTGCCAATGTAAACGCGGATTTGCCGCTGGCTGGGTCGTTAAACAGCCCAGTGACGTGCATGGGGAAATCACAAAACGGCTCTAATGTGGTATTCCCATTTTCATCTACGCCTTCCCTGCAGAGTTGGTCTTTGCTGTTGAGCGCGTACCCCGTCGGTAACTGGACTGTGTTAAGCACTGGCGCTTGGGTTGCTGGTGTTACGAACGCTGCTACGCTCGGCGGCGCCTCTACCACTTTAGCTACACTCAACTGTGCTGGGCTTGTAATGCCGCCTTTATAGGGGCAACCACTGCACCCGGCTGGACAATGTTTCTCAAATTCTGCACAGGTTGTCGGCCCGCTGCCCCGCCACCCGCTGATCTTGGACATGTTCGCATCGAAGTCATAGTCAGGGTGCCCGCCAGCAAGTAACTCCACTGCTACTTCTACATCGATTGCGTGCTTGGCCAACCCCAGTGACGCACGCCACAGCGGCTCCTCAACATGCCTGCCGGCGGCGTCCGCCGCCCCGCCTGAGTTTACAAGCGCAGCGATCTGTTTGCAGTTACTCGCCACCAGCAAAATATCTACATCATTGCCACCCAGAATCGCAGCGGCGATGGATGACTTTGGTTTGCCGTTGGCCTTTTTACTCGCGGGTACGGCCACCGCTTTGTCCACCCAGTACTTCAGTATGGTGATTAAATCTTTGATATCGTAGTCTTGTGATTCATGCAGACACTGCACCTGCTTCCACGGCGTCTGCTTTTTGTGGTGGGTGCCCACTGGGCGCAACACCATCGACGGGTCGTGAATCTTGCTGGTGTCGATCTCTACCCCGTGCTCTTGCAGCGCGATACGTAAGCACTTCGAGACTTTCTCCCATGCTGCAGTTGGGATGATGTAAGTAAGTGTCCAATATATGTGTAGCCCATTGCCTGACCTAACTACCATGGGCTCCGGTAGCCCTATCGCTTGTATCGCCGCATTAAGCGCGGTAAACCCTTCGCGCTGGGTCTGGTATGGTTTGTCTGGCCCTATGTCGAGGTCAACCGCCAGTGTCTTAAACCAACGTGCCTGCTCTTGCTTGCGTTGAATCTTCGGCTTGCCATCGACTATTACGTGGTGTCCTGCAAACGCTCCGACAGAATAATACACCGTGGTGTTGGGCTCATTGTCCCAGAGTAAGGCCATCCGCACCGCGTCGTCTATGTCGCTGTATGAACCGCGGTTCCAGAATATGCTGTCCCGCATAGTGCTAATTACTAATTCGTCGGACTGGGCGAACACACGCGTAAGAAAGTTTTTAGTGTCCAACCTGTTTCCCCCTCAGACAAAAACCCCGGCCGTAGCCGGGGCTGTTATGTTGCTATTGTATGTTTTATGCGTCAAACAATGCGTCGAGTTTAGCTGCCAAATCATCAGAGGCTTTCACCGGCGTTACCGCAGGCTTGGCCGCTTTTGCTACTGGCGGTGGAGTAATAACCGCCGGAGCGGCTTCATCTTCATACGCGTCGTCAACTAACGCTGGGGCTGCCGGCGCGGGTGGGGCTGATAATGCTGGCCCTGCGCTTGGTGTCGGTTCCATCACACGGATAGCAACTTTGGTGGCATCGCTGGCGATCAGGTTGTCAACGCGTCCCAGTGCTTTCTCTGGCACGTAGCCTTTCTGCTTGAACGTGATCTTAGGATAACTCGCTTGCTCATCGAAGCCAAGCTCTGTTACAGCTTCTTCCGGGCCAACACCGTAGTTGCCCAAGTCCTTGAAGTATTCGCGCAGCGCCTTCATGCCGGACACTGGCACAGTCATGCTGTACACCTTCGTGGGGTCAGCTGCAGGCACGACGGCCAAGTGTCGCTGATCCGAACACATCTTAGACTTTGCACCGGACGGCAGAACCTTAGAGCCCAGTACGTTGTGCGGGCAATCCGCGCAGGAGCCATGCACTGGTGCGTCGACTGATTTGTCGGGGCGCAAGCCATCGTTTGAGAAACAGTCAGGGCGCTTGTTCTCTGCGCCAGCGTCGTATGCACCGGCGTAAAATACTTTGGACACGCGCGGGTTAGCCCCCACGATAATCACGTCAAGCGTGATGCCGACCGGCGTCTCTACGCCCTCTTCCACAAGACGGTAACGTCCAGCGCGGATACTAATACGAGGAATGTTAACACCACCTTCGGAAACGATCGCGGAGGCAACGGCTGATTTTTGTCCACTCTGCTGACGAGCAGCGATACGAGCGGCGATATGGGCTGGAACTTGAACTACGTTGGACATAATAACCTCTTAGTTTTTTGTTGGATTCTTGCGAAAGTTAAACACAGACACACTGCTAAAATTGACGCCGGGTGGCGGCTCCCCATGTGCCTCGATGTAGCTTTTTACAGCGGTCTTAGACGCACGGGACTCAATCAAATCCCACGTGTCGTGTTCTTTACAGTGTTCAAAAAGCGCGTCGCGAGACGCCACTGTGGCGCTATGGTGCGTAGACCAGTACGCAGTACCAGAAGGTGTGGGGACGTTTGTAAGCCCATCCTCTTGCGCCTTCATCGTGAACCAGTTTTCGAGCAGGGTCATCTTCTCCTGCAGCGTAGCCTTTTCTGCCTTGTGTGCGCGCTCCAGATCATCGACCTCTTTACGCAGCGCCAAATACTTCTCCCCAGCAATATCGTAATTCATACTATTTTCCTCAGTAAATTAGTCGTCATTGTTGACCCCACTAACGAGATCAAGAAACTCCGCCAATGTGTTTTGCTTTGCTCGCAGCCGGCGGTATAACTCTGCTTCAAAGCCTGTGGCCCAAATGTGCCAGACAGTCGTTTTGCCCTCTGTAGACAGACGGCGAATTCTTGCGTTGCCTTGCTCATAGCGTTCAAGTGAGTAAATAGGAGCAAACCATATTATGTCCTTTGCACGTGTGAGTGTCAAACCGTGCGCAGCAACCTGCGGGTGAGCCAGCAGGATGGTAGGTGTATCAGTGTTTTGAAAGTTATAGAACACCTCATCACGTTCTTTCTGGCTGGTGTCTCCGTTAACCAGCGCTACGCTGTACTTATCTGCCAGCAGCTTTTCCATCAACCAGTGCTGCACTCCTTTGAGTGGCACGAATATAATCGCCTTGTCTCCGATCTCGGTAAGCAACTCTGTAAGTGTCTCGTACCTCGGTTCGGCGTCTAATTCGATCGTCTTGTCGTCTGAATACACAACCCCGCAACATATCTGCAGCAATTTACCCAGCATCACAGCGGTGTTAGGCGCAGCCACTTGCCCAGCAGCGAACGTCGTCACGGCTTTGTCTTTCATCTCCGCGAACGCTTTCTCTTGTTGCTTGGTCAGCGTGGTCTTACGACCTACGAAGTTGGTGTCCGGCAAATCCTTGCACTCATCGAGCGAGAATCGTATCGACGGCTGCAGTACTTTCTTACATATTTCCAGTGCGTCGTGCCGCGGTGCCCACTTAAACGTGGTTACTTTCTGCATCACCCGATCCCTGAACGTAGTAAAACTCTTGTCCACAGTGGGCGAGTCAACGAGCCTTGCAAGTGTCCATGAGTCCACCGGTGACTGCGATATGGGCGTGCCGGTCAGCAGCCACAACCATGGGTTGCATGTGTTAACCCACTTGTAAAATGTCTTGAACCTCTGCGACCCCGGAGTCTTAAGAGCGGTGGCTTCGTCGTATATCACCACGTCAAAATCTTTGAGGTCATCTTGCATGGTAGTGAACCCGTCATGGTTAATGATGACGTACTGCACCCCGGGCGTTTCCAGCAGCTGCAAGCGTTTCTGCCTACTGCCTGTGCAGATCACAAACGAGCGGTGCGGCATATGGTGTCGCAGCTCATGCCCCCACACGACCTTCACCGTCGATAGCGGGGCTACGATAAGAACCTTTTTCGCTACCCCTTCGGTCAGCAGAAAGTCTGCCGCCCACAAAGATGATATCGACTTGCCAGTACCCGGAGCGTTTAGGCACAGGGCGCGCTTGTTCATGGTTAAGAACGCAGCAGTATCTCGCTGGTGTCCCATAGGCTGAAACCGCGCCGGCCAGTCGTAGTAGTGCTGTATTGGCGCTGGCACATTGAACCCAAGATTCTTAAGCACCATCGCCTCGTCCACACCATACGGCACCGCTACCAACGACTTGCCATCGTGCAACACTGTTTTCGCGTGCGGAATACACTTCCTAACCGCAGCGTTGGCGGTGCTGTCGATAATGATTCTTCGTTTTTCCGGCATCAGTAACATGTTTCAACCCAGTGCGCGAACTGCGCGGCGAACTCTCTCAAATTGGTTTCGTTAACAATCCACACCGGCGCACCGGCTTGGCCTATCAGCATTATCTCTCGGTCTTGGTTAGCCGTCGTTTTGCCTTTGCCGAACTTGGTCTCGATACCAAAGAACCGGCCATGCACATGGCCAATAAAGTCAGGAATCCCAGAACGGCCGAGGCCGTTCGCTGGTGGCATAAACCACCAGCAATCAGGTACTGCTTTAAGTAATTGCTTGACGACTTCCTTTACATCTTTCTCACTTTTAAACGTCCGTTTCATCACCGCCTCAATCTCGCGTCCGGGCAAATATCTTTCGCAGGACACCATGGGCACAGCGGCCCGGGCTTTGTCTTGTACACACCCAAGTCGACCACTTCCTGCACCTTGTCAAAGCGCGGCTTTATTGCACGCCACAGCGCGTCCAAGAACCTGCGCTCGTAACGCGCGTTAGTCACCTCGTTGTACGCCAACCACACAAACGATGTATGCACCGTGTTAACCTGTGGAAAGTGCCACATCACCATCGCAGCAAACAACTGTAGCTGAGTGGGATTCTCTTTTACCTTTCCAGTCTTCCAGTCGATGCAGTACGCGGTATCCCCGTCGATAATCAGTACGTCAGCAATGCCGCGAATCCATACGTCTTTGGCGAACCAGTCCACCGGCTGCAGGTCTGCATTAACCGCCATTTGGTGCTCGAACAACTTATCCCCGGCGCGACTGGTTATCTTATCGACCAACGCGCCCCACTTCTCTAACGTCTGCTCTGCCTCTACACCTTGCGGGGCGGTGCCTCGCCCATACGCTTCCAGCACTTTGTGTACCCTGTCGCCATACGCTGACGCTTCGTTGGCTTGGTCTTGCACGCGCTTGGACACATACTGGTAGTCGAACTTTGCTTCACACTGCTCGAACGTGCTTAACCGGCTGTAGGATAGAGCGATAGTCATAAAGTACCTCGTTGTTATTTAGCGTCGCCGTAGCTCTGCCCCGAGTCAACCTCACATGCAACTGGAATATGCCCTCGACACCACGCAGGTGTTAACGACAGACACTCTTCCATATACAGTTTTGCTTCAGTCAACTCGTCATCAGGCACGACACAAACTGCCTCGTCATGTACTGATAATACTACCGGATATCGCTGGTTAATGCGAGCAGTTTGCCACATCACAATTTTCATAGCGGCGTGCTGCGTAAGGTTCTCGACTATCTTGGGGCCGTAGATGTGCGCACGCTGTCGACCCATCTGGTAGTCCCATTCCCGATCGACTGGGTTGTACTTTAAGTCGTGATACACAACTCCGGGCTCCCCCGGCCGGCCGAAGCCATCACGCTGCGTGATAAACCACTCGTTAACATCGACGTTCAACATACTGCAGCCGTTGGCGATGTCCGGCAGAACCACATTTTGGCATCTGTTCCACAGCTCAACAACTTTGTAATGCACTTGGCGATACAGGTCTACAATCGCATAGGCGTTGTCGAGCGTAATCGGCCGCACCCCGGGCACGGTTGTTGACGCTATGCGCACCATCTCTTGAAATCGTATGGCTCCGGCGCCGTACTGCAATCCAAGGCAAGCAGTCTTGCCGAGGAACCGCTCTGCGAAGTCCGCTTTTGTGATAGTACGCCCGAATAATTTACTGGCGAAGTCACAGTACAAGTCCACTCCCGCGCGTATCTTGTCGACAACATCCCACTGCCCTGCGAGCGCCATCACTGTGCGCAGTTCTATGTTGGATGAATCGCCCACTAACAGCTTGTATCCCTCGGGGGCCATGATCGCTTTGCGTAGCCCCGCCGATATTCCTCTGGCTGGCAGGTTCTGCCAGTTAACCTTATTCCCACCGGAATAACGCCCAGTGGTCTTCGCGCCCCAGAACTGCAGGTACACACACAGCGGGCCACGCTCTGACATTTCTATAAAGCGCTGCGTGCGGGTTTCTGCGATGGTTGTCTTCGTTCCAATGCGCGCGCCGACGAGCGCCTGCACTTCCACCTCTGGGTGCTCGAGCAGGTCGGTAAACTCTTTGTCAGACTTAGCGAACGCGTATGCGTTCTTGCCTGTGCGCGCGCTGGTCTTAATAGGCGGCTCCACACCGAGCGATCGCAGTGCGTCAGCGAACTTGTCGTTCGACATGATGACATCCTTACCAAATGCTATCGAGTCGAGCAGCTCTTGCTTACGCGCCACTTCTGCGTCATATAACTGCTGGATCATTACAGTATGGCCGACAAGCCTTGGCTCAGTGAACATGCGCACCGTCATATCGATGAGTTTCATCTCCAGCAGCGGTGTAAATTCGTCCATCGTCGTACCAATCTCGCGGCATAACCACGTGTCATGCTCGCAGTATGCTTGGTACTCCCGCATCTCCTGCACGGTAAAATCCGCACGTCGTTTACCCAGCGCGTTGACGACTTCTGTGCCTTTATCTGGCAGTTTAAAGTGCTTGGCCATCGACGCTAAAGAATGCGATGGCAAGTAAGGACGTAGCATCCGCGCTTGTGCGAGGGTATCCAGCCACAGCTTCGGGCGAATGCCGCAGATGCGAGCCAAAATAAACCCATCGAACAAGGTGTTGTGGCAGCGTACAGCACAATTCTCCCAGTCGAAATTAGCCTTTAACCAGCCGACAGTCTCCACATCTTCCCCAGAGAACCACTGCGCGGGGCCATCGTTAACCATTACACTCACACCGATAATCTCAAACCGGTCGTCGAGTATGTATGCGTCAGTCTGCATTTTTGATAGCGAGAAATCCGCGTCGTAGTACGTCTCGAAGTCTACTGTTATGATGTCCACTGTTCGCCCTCTTCCTCATATTTTTCTATAAACGCAGGTGTGGTAGGCCCCACATAAGCGCCCGCCACGTTAAAGTCGAAGTATTCGTCTGCCTCGTCGTAGTTCATGGCATCATCTGCCATTAGGATTTCAACGCACTTTTCCCGGGAATAGACAAGAAAATCTGCACTACCTATGCGCGATGCCACGCCGACGATGGCGGCGTCAAAGCCGTCTACCTTGATAAGCTCACTCATTTGCACCCCCCTTTCTCTATAGGTCTTCGTTTTGGTCTTATTGACGCCAGCGGCGTCCATCGAGATTCACCGCGAGGTACTTCCTCGATCTGCTTACCTGCAGTAAGAAACGCTGCAACCTCGGCGGCTATCTGCTCGTTAGACTTTTTGGCAAGCTTGGGCTTGTCATCCAAGTACGTTCGGTATCGGTTCATTTCACCAATCTCCTTTACTCAATAGCTCAAGCATCACTTTCCTCAACATTTATGCTCCCAGTAATAACCAAGGTGTCGATTTCACGCACTAAAACAGGAGC